CAATTCGTAGTCCATCAGTCAAGCCTCGGGCCTGCGACGTGCATGGATGCCAAGCCGCCACCGTGCCGATACAGAAACGTCTCCATCGCCTGCCTGCTTCCGATCCAACCGTTGATGGCGTGATAGTCGTCTGGCGGATTCAACGCCGGTGCCGTTCGCACGATGACTCCATCAAGCGTGTCGATCGGTTTGTTGTTCGCAGCCGCCTGGTGGTGCAGATGACCAGTGTGCCACTCGCGGTAGACGCTCTGACTCCACGCCTTCGGCTGCTCAAGCGCCATGATCTGCGGCAGCTTCGGCTTTGCCTTGTGCCCGTGCGTGAATCCGAGAAGATTCCCGCCGTGCGAGAGATACTGCCTGCCGGTGAAGTCGGGCTTGATGTTCACGATTCGCGAATTGCGAAAGCGTTCCAGCAGGATTCGTTGGAAAGTCCACGTCATGACCTCGTCGTGGTTCCCGTTCACGATCACAACGTCTGTCGGTGCGCTATCAGCAGAGCGTTCGACGATAGCCAGCAAGCTATCGCACCCCGTCTCAATCATCTTCTGAAGCCTCCCGTCACGCTCTAACGGCGTGCCACCTGTCGTGGTGCCGGCAGGCGTATCGTAGTGGAAGAGGTCTCCAAGGAAGGCGACCGTGCGTCTGGCTGGCTTATTGTCGTCGCCTACCGCCAGCAGCTCGCTCGCGGCATCACTGACAAGGCGTGCGGCGATGTCCAGGTCATAGTCGCCGCCGGCGGTTGTCTTGTCCCAACAGTATTTTCCAAAGTGAGTGTCTGCAACGACGAGCACCTGCCACAGACCGTCCCGCTTCGGAGCCTTGACAGACTTGGTCAATGGCTTGCAGATCTCCTTCCTCGCAGCCTTGATCATCGCCTCGACGCACTCTAGCGTCGTCGGCCCGCCCTTCGGCTTGAGCCGCACGAACACGCGGTGAAGTTCAATTGAACTGCCGTCGCCGTCGCCGCATTCCCACTTCGTTGCTTCGCTGGCAGCAATCTCAAAGCGGCTCATGTCCGCTTCAATGTGAAGTAGCAGATCCTCAACAGTCTTGATTCGTTTAGACGTTGAGCGAGCCTCGAGCACGTCGCCGGATTGCGATTGCGTCACTTGCTCGGCATCAGCGGCAGGCTTAGGCGGCGGCAACTTTGCCTTGATTCTGTCTGCTATTTTCGCAGCCATTCGGCAAGTTCTCTTTCCGAGATGATGTGCCATCCAGCGGCAGCAGCCTCTGCTCGCAGTGCTCGGGCCACAGACGCAGAGGATGCGGAGCCGTACGCACCAGCCTTGAACCGTGCGTGAATTTCATGCACGCCAGCCTGATCTTCGACGCTCAATCGATCAATCCACGTCGGCGGCTTGACGGGCTTAATTCTCTCGGCGATTGCGTCTACTAGTGCGACGCTTTGGCTTTTCGTCTTCACTCGGTGCCTCCTTGCGTTCCAGATGAATCCACCCGTCCTCGTCAGGGATGCCGCCGCCGGCGAACTCGTCGTCGTCCTCGTCCAGATCGGGCGGCAGGATCACTGCCTTGGGCTTCCGCTGTGGCTTGGTGCGTCCCATGCCTTGAGGATGGCAGGACTGTCAAGCGTTCCGCCTGGCGTTGCTGATCGCCCGCCGCACCAGCATCCTCCCGGCCACGTCGAGGAACGGCAGCCCGCGAGCAGTGGCTTCCTCCCGCATGACGGCGACAACCTCGTCAATCCGCTCCGGCTTGTTGCACTCGTCGCAGCCCCACTGGTCCATCTGCTGGGCCTTGGCGCGGCAGGCACAGGTTGGAGTTGGCGAGATTCCAAACCTTTTGAGTATCTTGGATAGCTCAGTGCCTGGGCCTCGGGCGGGCGGGACGACAGGTTGCGGTATCCGTGATGCTCGCGGGTACGCCGGATGGTCAACGTCAATCGTCCACTCGTCGCCGTTCTGGCTGCCCACGCACGGCAGCACCTCTTCGAGCGTGTAGCCTCGCTCGGCACAACGGGCCTCTAAGTTGAAGCGGTGGGTAGTAATCATGGAAGTGGGTTGCACGGGCTAGGGCTGCACGTTGTCCCCACGCCTTTAAAAACTTTCCGCGTCCCCTGGCACTGACACGCTGGCTTGACGCTGCACGTCGTGCCCTCGCAGCACGCGCCCTCGCGGCAGGCTTGCAGGCAGTCGGCCTCGGTCTTGTAGACAGCGCCGGTATCGGCCGATCCAGACGTGCCGAGCGGAACCTTCTGGCAGGGCATACGTCACCTATTGAAAACAAGTTGATTGATCGAAAAATTCAAGCTACCGTTTTCGATCTTGTTGACCCATGCCGATTCATTCGCGGTTCCCCCTGGTAGGCAGCGCTCCATCTGCGCGGAAAACGGAACGAACAGCGACTCGCTCACCTGTTCACACGGGCCAAAAAAATGCGAGTCAGAAAATCCAAACATTGAGTATGCGTATGTGTAGCGATTAACAACGCTGTTGTGCGAGCATTGAAGCTGCGACAGAGACTTATAGCGTTCAGACGCAGGCGCGAGCGAGGTAGCCAGGTATGCCAGTCCAGCGTATGAAACAACCCAATCGAAGCCCGTGTCGGAAATGCCGACGTTTGCAGAGAATGCGCATTGCGTTCCAGAGAACGCAAACGTCGCTCCGAAAAAATACCTTCGCCCGTTGTCGCCAACACACGGCAGTTCATGTGTTCCAGACATAGCCGATCCAGGTATTCCCGAACTTAGGTATGTCAGCGATAACGGGAACGGCCGAACCTCTGCCTGGACGTAGTAATCGCTCGCCGTAATCTCGATTGTGACCGACTTGATTTCAGACGCCGCGCAAGAGCGATCGGGGCAGCACTGCCACAGCGAGCCGCAGCAATTACAGTTCTCTGCCAGCTTGCCGTCCTTGACGATGATCGAGCCGTTTTTTGTGGCGAGTGTCATGTGCAGGCCGTGGTGGAGATCGTCGTGTCGCTCGGCTTCGGGTCTTTCTTGCCGATGACGTAGACGGTTTCCTTGGTGATCTTGATACCACCCGACCCAAGCGTCACGCCGGTCACGACATCAAGTTCAGTAGTGGCTGTAGTGCCCATCCGCACGAGCGCCCACTTGCCGCTGCCTGTTCCGCTTTCCTTGTAGAGAATGAGCCCCTCGCCTTTGACGCCCGTCTTCAGTCCGCTGCCCGAGCACCCCACGAACTTGTCATCAGCCTTGTCTACTTCCACCTTGCACTGCACGACGCCACCAACCGCCACCCGTCCCACTTTCCCTGACTCAATCGGCTCAACCGCCACGCACCACGCTGTAGTGGTCGCACTTGGCGCGCCACCCGTCAGCACCGGCATTTCCTCAAACGACGCCGTAGCGCCGCCTGACGAGCCTGTAGGCGTGATCGCCAAGCCAGTGATGGCAAGTACGCCCCATCGTGCCACGGTCACAGACGGCTTGCAGTACGCCCACGTATAGGGCTTGAGCACCGTCGAGCCGGGGACGCCTGCCGTGCCGGGATTGGCACCGAGCACCAAGTCGGCAGCGTCCTGCGCCCGATTCCACGCACGGGCCGATATGGCACCGCGTAGCGGCTGGCCCGGCTCTAGTCGTCCGTCTGGGCGTGGCATCAGGCAGTCCCTATGCCGAGGGCCGAAAAGTCGGATTCTTTGTAGACCTTGTTGACGTAGACCGCTTTTGGCTTTTTCAGCAAGACGTTTGAGTCAACGGCATCTTCGTACCGCACCCAGAGGTATTCGTGTCCATTTTTGGCTACGCCGGTGATGTCGCCGATCGTCTCGCCCGTGACGTTCTTTGAAGCCACGAAGCGAAACGAGAGAGACCACGGGCCGCGTCCCTTTTGATCGTCCCATTCCTGTGAGCCGCTGCACCCAACGAACAACACTTCGCCAGCTTCAAACCCGCGAAACGCCGCGATGTTGGTCGTGCCTGTTATGCCAGCCACGCCACGAATCCATCCGCTCGTCACGTATGCATTGGGTACGTCGTAGCTCTCCTGCCATTGCAGCTGCGGCACAACGACATCGACGCCGTTGACGCCGTTTGAGTCAACGCCAATTGCCTTCTTTTGGTCAGGTGCCCCAGCACCGTACCTAGATTCCGCATTCGCCTGCGTCATGTGCTGCGTGCCGCCAGTCGTGTCAAACGACCTTGAACGCTTCAGCGGGTCTGTCTCTGTCGGCTCGGCACCCGTCTTCTCGTAGTTGATCGTCACCTGCCAGGCGTTGTCGCCCAAGAACGTAATCGAATAGCTCTCAGCCCATAACTGTGCGCCTGACACGCCTGGATACTGCCAACCGTAGCCAACAGTGCTGATCTGCTGGTTGACCGCATCGTGTACCTCGACGTCACTAGCAGTGCCAAAGACCTTGTACGATTTCGTCATCGTGGACGTAGCCTTCTTGCCACGTCGCACAATCGTCGCCTGCCGCGAGTCGCCGTCTTCTACCCAAACGAGTTCACCTGGCATTACGCTGCTACCTGCCCTTCTTCGCCAATCTTGCGGGTATTCTTCGCCGTCTCTTCCGCAGCCTTTGCCGTGCGTTCCGCAAGCGACGAGCCAAAGCCCATGCCGCCGAGGTTGGCCGACGAGAACGTACCGGCAACTTCGCTCTTGCTTGTGGCTGCGTCAGCACCAGCTGAACCGGCACCGGCTGTCGCAGCCTTCTCAGATGAGGCCGACGCAGAAGCGACGTTCACGCGAGAGAAGGCGGCGTAGTAAGCGTCGAGCAGCTTGGATTCCATCTCGCCGCTGACGTTGCCACGCTGAATCAGAGCGTCCATGCTCGCGCCGATGTTCGTGATTTCGTCAAGCGACGATGCCGAGCTCAGAGACTTCAGGAGTTCAGCCGACACGGCTGCGTCCTTGCGTCCATCGCCTTGTGCGTTCGTGACGTCGGCCAGTTTGCCCTCTGCCGCCTGCGTTGCCGAACGCCTGTCGTCTGCTCGCTGCTGATTCGTCGCCTGCCTGCCGTCCTTCGTCGCCTGTGCGTCGTCCTTGATTGCCTGCTCGCGGTCCTTGCGGTCCTTCTCGGCGTCTTTGTTTTCCTGATCCGCCTTTGCCGTCCGCACGTCAATGCCGGGGTTATCCTGCTTTCGCTTTTCCTTATCCAGTGCCGTCTTGTCCTTGATTGCTTGAATCCTCGTCTCGGTATCCTTAGCACCCGTAACAAAGCCCTGCGCCCGTGCCCATGCGATCTGGATGTTCTGCACAAGCGTGTCAAAAGTATTCATCACGCCGTTTGTAATGTTGTCGAAAAACCCAAGAATGTACGCGCCCATCGTGTTCAAGATGGACTTAGAGTTCGTATAAATGCTGTCCCATGCGATGTAGATGCCTGAGCCGATGTTCGTAAACACGTCCTGAAACGCAGCCACCCACGGGTCAACGTAAGACATCAACGCTTCGGTGCCACGCAGCCAGCCAGCGACCAGCCCGGCCCAGAGAACGTCCATCGCACCAGACAGATCACCGGCAGCCACGGCCTCGTAGACGCCGTTGAAAGTCGTCGTGGCAGTCGTGGCGAGATCGCCGAGGACGACGATGCCGTCAGAGACGGCTGTGGAGAAGCCGCCCGCAATCGCACCGCCAGCCTCGGTCACGTAGCCAGCCAAGCCAGAGAATGCACCAGCGATCTGTGGGCCGAACTGCTTGACGGCAACGCCGACTCCTACAGCCGCCGCAGACAAGAGCAGCAGCGGCGCCAGCGGCGCGAGCCACGCAGCTGCCACCGCAGCGGCAGACGCCACAGAGCCCGCTACAGCCATTACGGTAGCGGCAAGGTATGTACCGATTCCGGCGACGGCAGAGCCTACAAACGCTGCCACGCCACGAGCAGCAGAGCCTAGCCACGCCGCCGCCATCGCAGCCGTTGACGCAATCGTCTTGCCAACAGCACCCGTGAGGTTGGCGGCGTACTGCGCCATCCGTGCTGACGCACCAGTAGCCCACCAGACGAAAGACTTATACGTGAGCGTCAGGCCGCCGACGATGTCGCCAACAAACCGAGCCATGCCAGAGCCAGACACGGCGAACATCGCACTACGCAGCGTGCTTGACGCCATCACGACGCCGTTGAGTCCTCGAAACGTCGCTGAGAAGAAACCAGTACCGGCGGCAATTCCACGGTTGAACCCAGTGAAGAACACCGGGAACATCGCTTGAGCAGCAACCGAGGCGGCACCACTCATCCGCACAAAGCCAGCGGCACTTGATGCGGCGAAGCCTGCCAACGCCGTGGCAGATGACGTCGCAAAGCTAGCCATCGCACTGCCAGCCGTTGCGGCAAACGACAGGACGGACGCCGACGAACCAAGCATCGACGAGCCGATTGAGTTGGCGAGCTTGAGCGTGGCAGGCATCGCCATCGTAAAGCTCTTGGCGACGCCGCTGGCACCGCCAATCAGCATCGTCAGCGGCGACACAGCCAGAGAGGCTGCTTTGCCAAGCACGCTGAACGACGTAGACGCCAGAGTGATAGTACGCCCGAGCACCGCCACGCCACTGCCAACCACCACAAGTGCCGCCCCGCCCTTGAGCACAGACACCACGAACGCCTGGTTCTCGCTGATGAACTTGCCGACGTTGGCGGCGACGATGGCAAGTCCTTGCGCCAGCTGCGTCAGAATCGGAGCGACTGCCGAACCGACTTGGATAAACGCCATCTTCATTGAATCCTTCACGGCGTCCATAGCGTCGCCAAGTGCGTCCGCCTTGGCAGCCGTTTCGGAGTCCATGATCAGGCCGAGCCGCTTCGCCTCATCAGCAAACGCAGCCATGCCAGCCGAGCCGCCCTC